AGTATATTTGCCTTTCGTATAGATTTTAGCAAGATTGCTCGGTATGTTAGCTATCTGTTTCAATGTAAGTTAAATTATCAGTTAATTTTGGAATAGTAAGATTGCTAAAATCATTCTTTATGTTTAAAGTCGGTTCACGCTCAACGTAGCCCCTGTTTTTGCCCTTTGTTTTGAGATAAAATATAGTTGCAGCGGTATCACCGTCTTTAATTAGATTGAGTAATTTACTCTCAACAAAGTCCAATGTTAAATCTTTAACCCCTTCACATTGTTTAGCAAATTCGGTATCCCTCGCTATTTCATTATAATAGGTTTCACGGGATATACCCACTTGTTTGCAAGCAATTGATATGATGCCTAATGAATTTTCTAATTTATTTAAGAATAATTCTTTCTTTTCTTTAGTGAATTTACGTGGAGCACTCATAATTTACATAATTTACAGTTTAAAAATAATTTATAGAAATTAAAGTCGTGTTTCATCTATCTTGTATATTAAATCACCATTATCATCTTTTCCTGCGGGTTTGAGCACTCCTTCAAACAATTTATATGGACTTTGACCGCTTTGTGGATTGTTCCACAACCAATGCATATATTCTGCGAACGTCATATTGGAGAATTTAGAACGGTTCAATACGCTCCCTGAATTGAAGCCTATTGCTTTGCCGTAATTAAAATGCGAATAAGTAGCGTTGATTTCATTTTCTATCATACTGTAATATACGTAGCCGTTATTGTGTTTTGCTAATTGCAGAGCATTACTCCAATTTGCTTTTGAAAAGTTCCAGCTATCAGGCAATCCGCAACAATTTGCTCCATCGCATCTTTCTTTAAAGTGAGCATCAGAGACATAAAATCGCATCCCGAGTTCTTTGCATAATTTCTGCATATTATCAATATATGGACGCTTTAAATTTCTATTGAGACGCATATACCCGCTTTTGTTAATTGAATACTTTTTATAGAATTCCCATAAATCAAAGCCAGCTAATTCGCTGAATATTGGCAAATATTTATCTCTCAATATGCGGGAACGGGTTTCTAAACAGAAAAATTCCGTAGATAATGCTGTCGCACCAGCTTTTGCTGCCTGCGTAATTAAGTCTAAATAAGTACCGTCTGATATACCCATGATGAATGGTCTCAATCTCAAAGTCGCACCGCCAGCGTTCAATTCTGCGAACCTTTTGATACCGTCAATACGTTCCAACGGTGGTGGCACTCCCCTTTCTATTACACGGGCTTTATCTTCATCGAGTGTAATTATACTGAATTTAACATTCCAATTCTTTTGATTTCTGAATAAATCAGTGTATCGGGCATCTTTCAACCACCACGTTGCTTTCGTAGAAAAAGTAATTGGATAATCCAATTCTTTAAATATTTTTAGCAATTCCAATGTTTTGCCATATTTCTTTTCATAGCCATCAAATTGATCAGACAATCCACCCCATTGCAATGTTCTGCGTGCTTTTATATATGGTGAGAATTGTGTTTGTCTTTTTAAACTGAACATATCTTTGATGTAATCAGGATTGACCCACCGCACTTCTTTATTCAAATATTTATCTTTACCAACGCCTATACCACGCCAATACATTGAAAAACAGTAAATGCAACCAAATGCACAATTGGAATATGTGTCAAATGTCATTGGATTGCTGCAATCTGCTAATTCTGAAGACCAACGAGGAGAACTATAATATTTTTGCGACATTCTTCACTCTATTTAATATATAATTTGCAACTTCTTCAACAGTTAAATTGGAGGTATCCAAGATGAACGCAGGCACCCCTATTGCACGGTATTTTGGAATTAACTTCTTTAAATTACGCTGGACTTTATGTAAATTATTCTTATTCAAATCATTGCCCGACCGTTGTATTAATCTATCTTGTATTGCAGATTCACTGGCATATAAGACAACGTAGATACCCATATCACCTGCGAATACTATCCTCATAACGTTATTGCCAAAAGTGTTCAAGTAGTACCCTTCAATAAATACTATATCCCTTTCATTAAAAGCAGACTTCACAATGTCCGCATAATCGGAGGTTTTTAAGCCTTTTAAACTATCCACCCCGCCATAAGCACTTTTATAATTTCCCACGAATGCATAATGTTCTGTTATGACGTATTGCGGATATTCTTGTATGATGCCACCATCTTTTTGTATTATGCAATTCACCGCTGAACTTTTGCCTACACCGAATGCACCTGTTATTACAACTGTATATTTCATAGCAATAAATCCAATAAATATGAATACTTACTATGTTTTAAATTATCTATCATTCTTGCTTTGTAAAATCCATCCCAACGTGTCCCCTTTTCTATTTTTGCAACGCCACACAATACAGTTTCCAACCCGAATGAATTTATGCCCGTGCTTTTCATCAATATCGGCTGAACTTCATTTAATTGTATGTATGAATTATTTGCAATTATTTGTGCCCCTTTTGTGTATAATTCGTTTTTTTCGTATTTGAATATCAAATTATCCACCCACAATGGTCGCAATGCCTGAATGTAAATTTCGAGAAATAAAAATGTAGCATAACGTGCGAAATAATACCAAGTTCTGACGAAGTCGTGTGCATCCTGATAATTATCTATTGCTTGCAGAGTTTCGTATTTATCCCTTGTTAAATTTGCCATTAATTGCTCATATCTATCCAAATAAGCAACCCATCGTCTGTCCGTTCGGAATTTCAATAGTCTTTTGTCAATGGAACGGTTGAAGAATATATCCAATGCAGACGGTATATTGTATGTAATAGATTGAAAGTAGCATAATTCAAACCGCTGATAATTTGTGAAGTTGAAGTAATCGGATATTAACCCTATCATCTCTTCTTCACAGCAGGCATCACCACCGTTGATGTATTGTATGGTATCATTTAGATTCATAGAATATGGCTTTGGCTTCACAGCAATTCATCTAAATTATAGATTACTTTATTGACTGTTATCCCTAAACGCTTTTGCAATTGTTCCAATTGGTCTTTACGGTAGATTATAATTATGCGTTCAGTTGGTCTTATATCATCACCCACATATTTCTCCAATTCACTTGGTAGAAATTCATCTGCGGGAATCGTATTGACACTCGGTGCTGGGGATGGCATATTGAATGCTTTGCCCATATCTAATTCCCAATCACCTAAATCCAGAGCAAATTCATCACTGATTTCATTTAATACATCCATATCGAAGTCAATGCTTGTTTTAGCTGTTTGATTATCTGCAATTGCAAGTTCTCTGCCCTTTTTTGAGTTGATGGAGACGTCTTTTCGTTTTACTGCAATTAACTCTGTTCCGTCAGTCTCTATCACCTTGATTTTGTCTAAACCTATTTGACCAGCAACCTCTACAACGCCGTTGCCTGCAATTATGTTGTTGTCTTTATCTATTAGAATGGAACGTCCAGCACCTAATTTAGATAAAGATTTTTCTAATAACCGCAAACCCTTTTGAGTGTGCTTATTTGCGTTATGATTGTCAAAATTCAATTCATTAATGTTCATTTATATCTAAATTTATTAAATTCAAAATTACGCATTCCAATTCACTTATTGTCAATTTATGCAATTGTTTTGCTCTATTTGTCAATTCTGCGAACCGTTGCTCACCTATTTCATCTTTTAATTTTTCTGCGAAGATTTTCAAATTGCCTTTTAAATTTACATTACAGTTAAAACATTGCGGGCGGGCATTGTCAAAATCCCACCGTGTTGAATAGAAACGACGGGAATAGAAATGACCGCATTGCAATTTAGAAACTGGCAATAGAGCACCGCACGTGAAACAGTAATTATAACCGTTGCGTGACCCTATGCTTTTCACTTGCTTTGCAAATAAAATATCCGCTTTATTTATGAGTTCCCTTTTGTTCATAACGAAACAAAATTAAACATCCTTATGTTATTGTATTTAAAACGATTAAAAAATAAAAATAAAGGAAATTTAATAATTACATTTAATTTTGTAAAAAA